ATATAATATATATATAACAGATACTATATACTATATATACTATATACTATATATACTATAGTACTACTATAAATCCAACGGACTAAATAAAGGGGGGATAGATAATATTATTATATATAGTTGCAGTTTGTCAAGTTTTTATTAAATTTAAATATGGATAGAGAGATAACAATGCTTGAGAAAGCAATATACGGTGATTATGAAATAACAGACATCTATACCAACCTAGAGCGGTGTAGAGAAATATCAAATGAATTAAAGATACTAGACATTATAGAGCCGTCTGGTAGAAACGTAGGATTGATTGCAGAGTTAATATATCGAATGAATAATATGCCAGAGCTACAAATAATAGAAATGGATGAATATAACCTTAACCAACCCAACTAGTTTGGCGTTACAGCGTACAGTCAAAGGTGTTGTCCATTATGCTTACGAAAGTGAAGAAGAGTTCCGTACAGCACATCCTACAGAGCCTATCGTAAAGAATTGGAAAGAAGCTGAAGAGAATCAGTGGTGTCACTCTGATGACGGTAAGATAGTTCAAGTCCTTAAAAAAGGATATATGAAAGGGAATAACACAACAGATGGGTATATCCGCACAATCATTGGTATGTTTAATGTAAAGAAGAAAACAAAGCTTCATGGAACAATAAAAGATTCTATTTATAGATTTGTAAAAAAGAATAGTTATGACTCTAGAGTAAAAGGCGGCATGACTAGAGAAAAAAGAATGTTTTCTAAATACATTGCAATGGGCTTAGATCCTGAGAGTGCTTATATGAAAGCATATCCAAAGACAACAGATGCAGAAGCAGCTAAACGAAAATCAACATTACTACTTAAGAGCAAAACAGTGAGGAATCAAGTGGATAAAGAAATAGAAGAGTTAATGGCAGATGTAGGTATTACAAAAAGATACTTATTAGAAAGCACAAAGAGCGTTGTCGATAAAGTTGAAGTAAGAGATGGCGATAAACTAAGAGCACTAGAAACATTAATGAAGATATCGGGAATGCTTAATACAGATAAGAAGTCCGAGTCTATCGCACTAATACAAGAGTTTACTGGATTCAGTAAAGAAAAGTTACAAGCATTTGAGCAAGGGATGTTAACAGGTAAGAAAAAGGAACTAACAAGTGGTAATACAAGCAGTAGTAGTTAATGATAGGTATTGGAATACACAGACTAGCCCTGTTTGGAGCTATACAGTACCTAAATCAATCAAACTAGGTAATAATCGATATAACATAGCATTTACAACAAAAGAGTCTAAATAACGTAAATATGGCACAAAACAATTCATTATTAAACATGGCTACGGCTAATCCGGCATCAACTGATGTTCATAATAATATTAATAATTTAATAATGAAAGCAGAAATGGATAGTAAGTTAAGGCAATATTCTATGTCTGCTTATAAAACGCCGCAGCCAATTACTGGTACAGCTCCAGATATAGCATTAAATCCATTATTAGCGGCTAAAAAAATTCCATCTTTAATGAAATTATTGAAAAAGATTAATCTTAGAAATCCTATTTACCATCACACAAATATACCTAAAGCTAAAGAAATATTAGAATCTGGAAGAATAAAGCCAACAAGTAGATTTCCTATGGGTTACTCTAAAGAAAAAAAAATAGCTGACTATTTAAAAGAAATAGATGAATATGGAAATGCAAAATTAAGATATGTACCTAAAGCTTTTTCTGTAACTCGTGACCCTATGTTTTTATCTAGACCTCATTTTAATATAGGAACTGATGTAAGATTTATTATGGATAGGGATGAGTTAATTAAGAAAGGTTATAGGATAAAACCCATTTCTGAAAAAGGCTATAAAAAATTTGGATTAAAACAAAGCGATGTTGAACATAGCTTAAAAGGCTATGATAAAGCTTTAAATAAAAATATAATAAATAAAAAACAATATAAAGAAAATGTTGATAATTTATTTAAAGATCAAATGAACCCTAAATTTGAATTTGAAGAAAGAATATTAGGTAACTTACCAACAAAAGATATAAAATTAATGGATTGGGCTAAAATACCTATAAACTTTGGTACATGGAAACCTGCTCTTGGAAAGGGATTGTGGGGAACAAGAAGACCTCAACCAAACTTACAAAAGTTAATAGATACTGTTGTAGATATGAATCAAAAATCTACACAGTTACCAGTTGTAATGAGTGAGCAAGTTCGTAGTACATTAAAAAGAGTAGAACCATATTTAATGGATATATATATTAAAAACAATCCTAATCGAGTTAAAGCATTAGAAAATTTAATGTCAGCACCAACATATAAATACAATCCTTTTAAATTAAAAAATAAATAGTGGATAATTTTAATATTAACCCATCTCCATCTGAAATGAAAGATAGGGATGAGGTATTAGCCAAGTCCTACAAAAGTCTTATTTACTTTGGAAGAGCTTTCTTACCAAATGACTTTCTTAAAAAGTCTGCATCACCAGCATTTCACTTTGATGTAGCAGATAAACTAATATCCTCTAAACCCGGTAGTCGTAGCTGCATCATCATGCCTAGAGGGTTTGGTAAGTCAATCTTATCGAAAGCAGCCATTATGCATAAACTTGTATTTGCAAGAGATGATGAGCAACACTTTATTGCATGGGTATCCGAAGAACAAAGTCAGTCTATTGACCACTTAAAGTATTTACGCAATCATTTTGAAATGAATAAACGTCTTCGATACTACTTTGGTAATTTAGATGGAGGTGCAGCAGGAAAGCGTTGGACAGAAAAAGATATTGTTACACCTAAAGGGGACAGGTTAATAGCAAAAGGTACTTCACAGAGACTTAGAGGTCGTGCAGAAGTAGATGTTCGTTATACTGGCATCATCTTAGATGACTTTGAATCAGAGTTAAATACCAAAACGCCAGAGCGTAGAGCGGATATTAAGAAATGGATCGTATCCACAGTATATCCAGCACTAGAAGAAACTCCGGGAAGAGAAGGATGGATATGGTTAGCGGGAACGATAGTTCATTTTGATAGCTTTTTGCAGGCAGTAGTAGACGGAAACAAAAAAGCTCAAGACGAAGGTAGAGAATATCCTTGGTCGGTGACATTTAAGCGAGCAATAGAAGATGGTAAGTCTATTTGGAAAGAACAATTTTCTCTTAAAAAACTAGCAGCAAAGAAAAGAGAGTTTATTGAAGCTGGTCTTGTTAATAAGTTCGCACAGGAATACATGAATGATGCGAGAGATGTTTCGAATGCAGCGTTTAAGATAGATCGAATACAATATTTCAGTGGTAAAGTAGAATGTAGAAACAAATTCAATTACCTTATAGACGGTGAGGATGCTATACCAGTAAACATTTACTTGGGGGTAGATTTAGCAGCAACAGCATCGGAAACATCTGACTTTCAAGTTATACTTGTAATGGCGATTGATTCTAATAAAAATAGATATGTCCTAGAATACTTTAGAGAAAGAATACCAACCTTTGATGTTCCAAAAGAAATTATAAGATTAGCAAATAAATATACTCCAGTAAGAAGAGTAACAATAGAAACCGTAGCGGCACAGGAAATGGTTAGAGATATGGTAACAAGAATGTCTGCTACTGAAAAAAGACTGATGCCCGGAATCTTTAAGGGGGTTAAACCACCCGCTAGGATTAAAAAGCAAGATAGGCTTGAGACAAGTTTAGGTGTTATTGTCAATTCTAAGAAATTATACATAAGAAGAGAAATGACAGAATTAGTAGATGAGTTCTTTGAGCACCCAAAACCTAGAAATGACGATGTGATGGATGCGTTATACTATGCAGACTACTTTGCCAAAGCTCCTAAAAGTACAAGAACTAAACGAGAATCATTACTAAATGAAGAATCTAGTCCAGTAAGACGTATGAAGAAAAAAGCATATAACTGGATGACTGGATCTAGGGCATAATAAAATATTATTTGTCTTTTGTTTATGTATGACTTATATTTAAATTCAAATCCACATGCCACGATATTCTAAAAGATCAAAAGAGAGATTAGCATCCTGTGATGAGCGTTTACAGGAAGTGTTTAATGAAGTAATCAAACATGTAGATTGTTCTGTCCTTGAAGGACATAGGAGCAAAGAAAGGCAAAATAAATTATATGACGAAGGTCGCACAAAAGTTAAGTATCCTAACGGTAGGCACAATATTAGTCCTTCTAAAGCCGTTGACGTTACCCCTTATCCTGTGGATTGGGAGGACAGGGAAAGGCAAACACTATTCGCTGGTTTTGTTATCGGCATTGCTCGTGGGATGGGTTACCGTCTGAGATGGGGCGGAGACTGGGATATGGATTTTAAGGTAATGGACAACCGTTTCGACGATTTTCCCCATTTTGAGATAAGAGATAAGTAATGCCAAATACAACAGATACAGTAAAAGCAATTTTAACTCCCGGTGAATTTGTGATTCGCAAAGAAGCTGTGGACATGATAGGAGTTCCCACATTGGAAAAATTAAACGATATGCCAGAAGCAGGCGGTCATTCTGAAATAGATAGACTGATAGCACAGGCTACACTAAAGAATATGACTGGTATGTATGGTGGCGGTATGGTCAATGCAAAGCAGTACGGTACTGGAGGTATGGTTAACCAATATCAAAATGGTGGGCAGGCTATGTCTAACTTAAAACCAGTTCCTGATAATAACCCCGGACTTGGTAAACTCCCTGAAGATGTTAGAAATAAAATGGGTTACATGCAAGAGGGTGGACAAGCATTTCCTGAAATGGATATTAGAAGACAAGAATCTAACATTGGAGTTAATCCATATAGAAGTTATAAATACTTAAGGGGTGTACCATCTGTTGATGATCCTCTTTATAGCAAAAGAAGAGAGTTTATAGATTCTAATATTGCAAATCAAAGTGCATTTAGAGATATTATTCCTGCTAAAGAGTTATTAAGTTATAAAAAATTTATACAAGCTGGTGAAGGTAATATGAGAGATGAATTACTTTTAAATAAATTAAAAGATGCTCTTAATGACTATTATAGAATAGGTGATAAGGGAAGAGTAGATCTAGCTAATTTAAATGAATTAGCTAGAAAAGGATATAATATAAGTTCTGAGGAAAAAAATAAATCATTAATGGATTTATTAAAAGCTTCAGACAGGGTAGAAGATGTATCCTTTAAAGCTTTAGATGAAGTTATTTTACCTAAAGACGATGCTATGATGAAGTATTATCAAGATGGTGGTGCAGTTCAAGACTCTGCTATGATGCAGCAAGAGCAACCTAATCCTTTTGTACCATTCGACCAAAGACCTAACCAAGCACCAGCAACTGGTAATTGGGGTCAGTCTGGTGATTACATGAGATCATTAAGAGGCGAGCTAGAAATGGAAAATGAAGAGTTAACTAAGGATAAGATGCAAAACTTTTTAGAAAGATTGAGATTAGATTCTTTATCGGAAAAAATAGAAAGAAGTCCTCAAGACTCTATGTATTATAGAAATACACCACAGCAAGACTATTTTATGAATAAATACAGAGAAGAAATGATAAACCCTAATTACTTTCCAGAAGGTAATTAATGGATCAAGATCCTCGAGCATTACAAAACGAAGAGTTATATCGTCAATGGCGTGACGCTCGTTCTGATTGGGATACTGAAGCTAGAAAAGATATAGACTTTTATCTTGGTAATCACTTTACCAACGATGAGTCTGATGAGTTATCACAACGTAATCAAGCTGACATACCGATGGATAGGGTATCGGCAGCCATAGAAAAATTTAAAGCAGTATTAACATCTAGACCCCCAGCATTTACAATAACCCCTAGAGAAGACTCCGATGTTCAGGTAGCTTCTTTATGGAGAACTATCATGGGTTATGTTTGGCAAAAGTCAGATGGTGACTGGCAAATGAAACAAGCGATACAAGACTATGCTACTACTGGTATGGGTTATTTGTATGCTTACATTGATAGAGAATCAGATTTCGGTAGAGGTGATGTCAAGTTTACTTACCTTGACCCTTTTAGGGTATACGCATCTCCCAGCTCAAGAGATCGTTGGTTCGGTGATTCGGATGGTCTTATCCTTTCTACCATTCTTACCGGTGAACAAGTCGTCAACCTCTACCCTGAATTAAATGATACAGTAGACCCGAACACAGGTGAAGAGATACCGGGTATTATTCGTGAGATATCTGGGTTTACATACGACGATGAGGACTATCCATCTTCTCAAAATAGAAATTCAATGAGTGTGTTTACTCCAGCGGAAGTAAAGGATAAAGATTATTTTCAAGTAAAGAAGTATCAAATATTAGAACGCTTTTATAAAATAAAAGTTCCTTTTTACCGAATCATTGATATGCAGAATCAAGAAGAGGAAATACTCTCCCAAGAAGAATATGCTAAAATGATGAGTGAAAATGCAGAAGCATTTGAGATAGGTGCTTATACAGCAATAGAAGTTTTACAGACAAGAATAAAAGTATGTGCTACATTGGGTGAGATTGTTTTATATGAACAAGTTTTAAATACAGATGAATATCCTATAGTCCCGCTACCAAATATCTGGACAGGTACTCCTTACCCCAAGAGCGATGTATCTAGAGCTAGACCAATGCAGAGATTGCTTAATAAATTATGGTCTTTAGCCCTTTCACATGCCCAAGCGTCAGCGGGACTTAAGTTATTAGTACCATTAGGTAGTGTAGATGATATTGACCAATTAGAAAAAGACTGGGCTAATCCAAATGCAGTAATCGAAGTTGATTCATCACAAGGTGAACCACATTATCCATCTCCACAACCATTAGCTGGTGAGTTTTATAGATTGATACAGCAGTCAGAATTTTATATAGATTTTATTTTTGGATTACCAGAGATGATGCATGGCTTTGCAGATAAAGCTCCAGAGACACATAAAGC